CAGATCGGAATCCCGGTTGACACGATCGCACAGGCGCTCGGCCACTCGGACAGATCGCACAGCGTGACTTTCACATACATCAAGACCGACCAGCGGCGGGTCGATGAGGCAAACAGAAAGCTCATCGACTTTGTCAACGGCATCAGTCCCTCCGGCAATCGCACCCAAGACGACAAATGATGTCAGCCAGACTCATCGCCGAGTCCCCGGCCAAATATGCGGGTGTCTCTCCCTCAAGGTCAACACCAAGGCTATCAGCGACCGCCACGGCAAGGTGGTGTATCTCATGCACCAACGTGTTCTGGAATTGCGCCGCCGATGTGGTGGGGCCTATGACGACCAGGGCCTTCCTGGTCGCCTTGTTCGAGAATGTGAATCCCTCGTTCAGCCTCGCCTCTCGCATCTTCTGTTCAGCCTTGACAAGAATATAATCAGTAGCGTCCAGATCATAGAGAATGTCAAGTATGGCGTTGTCATCGTAGCCGTCGGGCGCGAACACGAAAAGGACATGCCAGCGGCCTATGTACAAGTCGCGGTATATCATTCCTATAGCATATCGTCCCAGAAGATAGGCTCGTTTTTCCTCCGGCAGTCCATAACGAAATGGTCGAAGGCTTTAGTGGGGTAACCGTCAGGATCATCAAGGAAATCCTTGATTCCGAGAGCGAGCTGCTTGTCTGTGGTGTATGAGCTCCCCCAGCAATCGGAGTAAAGCATCGCCCGGACGTATGCGGCGTCATACCCCTTGTCGTTCTTGAGTGAAACCCCCTGCGCCTTGAGGAAGTCAGACACCTGCTCTTTTGACAACGGTTGCAACCTGCTCCCGTCCCGGACGGTCATGATGGAGACAGCCCACTCATATAGTCTTTTATTGAAATGGCAACCGAACTGTTCGGTATATTCCTCAAATGTGGTCATCGTCTTATTATTTGTTTAAAAATAAAGGGAGGGATGTCCCTCCCTGACTTTTTAACGGTAACGACCCATAGAGTCGCGAGACCTTCTCTCCTCCATGTCGTCCCAGTCGTGGTCTCGGCGGTAATACCCCCTTGTCTGATCACCCTGGCCATACATCTCGGAGTAGCCACGGCGCTCGCCAAACTGTTCCTTCATGTCCTCGAATATCTCGCGAGCTACCTTCAGCCCTTTCTCAGCCTTCATAAGGGAAGACTCGAAGCGCTCGACATCGCCCTCGCTTCTTTCGCGTAATACTATCATTGTTAATCCTCCTTCTTTTTTGAGTTCCGAGAGCCATCCACAGCGAGCAACGCCAGCACCTTGTCGAGCTTGTCGCCCGTGTCGGAGTAGCCTCTTTTCATCTCCTCAATCTGGGCTTTCAGCGCCGCGATCTCCTGGGCCTGCTGGGCCTCTTTCTGCCTCTCAGGGTTGACCTGGACAAGCAGGGCCTCGCACCCCTGCACTATCTTCTGGTGCATCGGGACTTGGGAAAGAACCTGTCGGGACATGTTGGCCATCGACTCTATCTCCCTCGTTATGGCGAGGCGGTCGTTGCTCACAAACCATCCCTTGTCGGGATAATTGGCGCTCGCGCTGTTTACCGGGAACTCGACGGTTGTGGTCTCGTTGCCTACCGAGAGGGTGAGGTCAACCACGAAGCCTTGTAATGCCAAAGCCGGGTTGGTCTGCGCCGCCTTGGAGACATGTGGCTGTGAAACGCTAACGACCGTGGCCGTGCTTACGCTGGGTTCCTTTCTGTTAAGAATATAAAGGGAGGCACCTTGCGCAATCTGTGCAGCTCCCTGTGGTAGCCCTTGGAACATAGGTTATTGTTGTTAAATTGTGAATACTAAGCCGTCGGCGGCAATGCCGAGGTCAACTCAAAAATGCCGTAGAACCAGTCGTACCAGACCTCAATGACCCCTGAGCCGGCGAGGTCGGCGGCTGTCACGGGATTCCCTCCGAAGAATGTCAGTTCCCTTGTGCTGCCGTTGAGCGTGAACCTGACAGGAAGCGTCTCAGTGGCCCCTTCCGGGATCGGGTTGGCTATCCTGATCGCCACCTTGCTTATCTTCGGGATTCTCCTGAACCCGAGCGAGAAGTCAACGGACTCGGCGCTTACCGACACGCCGGTGGTGGCGAGGTAAGGGATGCCGTTGACATTCGTAGTTACGTTCACATCACATCCGAACATGGCTCAAGATATTAGAAGGTGAAACCGGGGACGCCGCCACCGTAGAAGCCGTTAAAGCCGCCCTGATAATACCCACCGCTCACATAGGGAGTAGTGTTCACCGCGGCGAGGTTAGGCCAGGTGACAGGGACGGTGTTGGGCTGCTTGCACTTGATGTCATCGACCTCCTTGGCGAGGGACGCGAGAGCGGCGTTGATCGGGGCGACAGCGCTTCCGACGACTCCGGTCGTGAAGTTCTGGGACTCCAGCTGGGCGACCTTGGCGGTGAGGGCCGTGATCTCCCTGTCCTTGCGGGAGGACTCGAGACCGTCGATCTTGTTGTCAAGAGCGATGAAGTTCCGGTTCATCGTGTCGGTCAACGAGTAAGTCTGCTGGCACATGGCGAGCTGGTCAGCGGCGGCCTTGGACTCGATGGCTGTGCGGACACCCGCAATGTCGCTCTGGATTGCGTTAGTCTGCTGACAGATAGCGAGACGGTTCTCGCAGCAGCACTCTCCGAGCTTGGTGAGGATGGACTGGTCGCCTGAGAGGATGGAGTTCATCAGCTGGGGTACAGAGACAGCCTGCTGGAGGGCCAGCGAGGATATTCCGCCCTGGATGGAGGCGATAGCCCCGTTGACGAGGTTGAAGTCCTGTCCGATCATGGTGGCGAGGTTCTGGGTGGCCGCCCTTCCCGCCTCACCCTGCGAGGTGATGGCGTTCATCAGGAGTTCCCTGCCGCTGTCGTTGCTGATCTGGTTAGAGATAAACCCGGCCATGCCGTTCCCGCCTCCCAAGCCGTTCCAGTTGTTGCCGAAGCCGAACATCTGGGCGACGATGGCGAGACCGAAAAGGTCGGTGATACTGTTAAGCCCTCCGAGGCCAAAGCCGCCGTTATTCCCGGCGATCATCCACGGGAGCCATGAGTTCATCTGATTCTGTTGATCAGGAATGTAGGTTACATCTGCCATTTTATAAAAATGTTTTAGGTTAGAACTGTATGACAAAGTTCGCTCATCACACAGGGTGGCGGAAATATGTGGCCTCTTTCCCGTCAATCGTCTTTGGATGAGGGCCTTACATGCCACGATTCCGGGACTTTCCTGCACACCTCCGAGAAATCGTAATACACCTTTCTTGTCGGCTTGCCCAAGACCCGCCTCTTGATGACAGAGCGCACGTTGACCTCGCTCTTGCCGTAATACCTCGCTATCTCCTTTATGGAAGCCCTCGCGCCCGTGCTTGACATCACTGTCTCGAACATCGAGCGCACGTCCTCAATGGTCACAGTCCCGTCCTTAATCTTGTTACCTACGAAAGCGAAGCAATCGCATAACACATCCCTCATGGCTTGTTCTCTCATGGTAATAATTTGCTATTTGTCCGTATTGTTTGTACCCTTATCTTTGTAGTGCCAACGGAAAAGCGGAGACACCCAAGACTTAAAGCCTTCGGAGCGTCTTCGCTTAAAAACAAATATGTAGGGGTACTTATTTAATCCGGGGGCTTTTTTTCTTATCCCCCTGGTGGCCAGACTTCCCCGCGTCTCACGACGAGGGGAAGTGGCCTATGAACAAAGCCGCCAGTCACGGGAGGCGGCGACCCGTTATCAGAACCTATATTGCAAGCCTATGGTGGCCCCAATCCCGGCATGAACCTGACCTGAAGGCGTGGCGAGGACGGAAGGGCCGAGGGTCGCACCGAAGGAAAACCTCGGAGCGGGAGTCTTGACCTTTTCCCTTATAGTTATAGTGGTAGTAGTTGGCCAGACAATGAGCGAGTCAAGGGATGGCCTCCAACCTGACACGACAGCGTGATAAAGGCTGTCCTCGTGGTACACCCTCCGCTCAATGGGGACATCGACCGTCACCGTGTCGCGCCGGATAGTGGTGAAGTATGTCCGCACAGTGTCGTGGATGTAGGATGCCACATAAACGGGCTTCTCCCGCACGATAGTGTCGTACTTGACCACTTCAGTCGTGTCCAATACGACATGCAAATCCACGGGTTTTCTGGCCGTTTTCCGACCATACCTGCACCCGATAAGGAACGACACCGCCACGATAAGCAGGATGCCGAGAAAAGACTTGATCAATTCCTTTATTCCGTCCATAGATTCTCTTTAAAAGCCCCGCCCAGCTGGTGACGACGGGGCAACCACATAATTAATAACACTGAATGAGCGGCGCATCACTGCGGCATGGTCATGAAAAACAACATTATGAGAAAGAAAGAAGCCGCCGTCCAGCCCCGGCGGTAGGTATCTATATCCCGAGTCTGCGGCCTGTGTAGCTCTTGTTGAAAAGAAGCTGGTGGCGCTGGGTTCCGACGCGCTTGTGACTGATATGTAAAAACGTGTCGTAACAGATGAGCTGGTCTATCTCAGCCCATATCTCCGGCGTGGACTTGGCGAGATGCGCCAGGCGGAAGGTCTCCAAAGGACTCCCGGTGTGGATGTCCGCCGCCTCGCCCAAGCGGTGCTGGCTTGTCGGCACACCCCCGACGATCTCGTTAAGCTCCCTGCACCGGTAGCCGGAGTTGACCCTCATCGGCTTCTGGTACACGTCCCGGAGCGGCTGCAAGACCTTCCTGACGAGGACGAGGATGGAGTCGCGCACCTCGAAGGTGGATATGACGTTCCGAACACCCTTCCTCGCCAGCTCGGCGGCGTGGTCGGTTGCCTCGAACTCCGACCATGAAAAGCTCTTACTTATCGTCCCCATCTTTCACCTCCTTTTCACCTTCTATTTTGATTACTCCCCGGACGTTAGCCCCAAGCTTGTCGCTGATGACACTCTCAACGACCCTCGGCAGGTCAACCGTCACCTTCCGGCCCTTCTTCACCGTCATCCAGTTCTGGAACACGCTGATGCACTCGATACCGATGACGATGAGCATCAACCCTGTCTGGATGATCTCGTACCCGGTAGCCACGGACAAGGACGAGGCAAGAACCGACCAGCAGAAATACTCGAAGCACTTCCCGACCGTCCTCCGTATCGCCCTGCTCCAGCGCACCTCCTCGCCTCTCGTCTTCGCCGCCTGAATGCCGAACCACAGGTCGATCATTATGACCAGGAAGGAGATGAACAGGTAAGGGAGCATGCTGGCGAGTGAGTTCTCGAAAAACAAGAGCAAGGTAGCTGACAGCCCCGTCCCCGCCACGACCGAGCCGGTGGAAGGTGTGTCGGCGAGGATGGAGGGAGCCATGCCGTCGTTATGAATCATTTGGCCTTCCCTCCATCCGATTTGATGTAACGGCCTGTCTTGCGGTCTCTCGGCTTGTCGGTGATGTTGTCCACTTTCTCGTTCTCGCCTTGGGTGGGGAGTGCCGCGCCGGTGCCGGTGCCGGGTGTACTTACGACCTTATTCATGGCCTTTAGTTCCTTGAGGAAGAGGACGAGGAAAATGATGAGGTTAAATCCGAACGGCACCCAGTAGA